TAGTTGATCACGTAGAATACAAAGAATACCACTGAGAGCTTAAATCTTTGGTAACTACACCAGAACGTATAGAAGCTGTTGCCAAGTTGGTAGACAAGATCAAGGAAAGCGGTAACACACTTATACTTGTAGATCGAATCGAAACCGGCAAGATCCTGCAGGTATATCTCAGCACACTGTTTGGCTTGTTGGGCGATAAGCCCGAAGCAGTATTCGTATCTGGTGCCACCAAGGCCACAAGCCGCCGGGATGAATACGATGAAATTGCTACGTCAACTAACAAAGTTATTATTGCAACATACGGTGTTGCTGCTGTCGGTATCAACATTCCTCGCATATTTAATCTGGTTATGGTGGAATCTGGGAAGAGCTTTACTAGAGTAATTCAAAGTATTGGACGTGGTATTAGAAAGGCTGAAGACAAAGACCATGTAGAAATTTGGGACATTACATCAACTTGTAAATTTGCCAAACGACACTTGACCCGACGCAAGGCTTTCTACAAGGAAGCCAACTATCCATTTTCGACAGAAAAATTAGAATGGCAGGCTTGACCTTTGAACTCACTTACTGTATAATAAAAATATGAGAATACTAACCCTTGACAATTGCCACTACGATTTGAACACGCTGCCAGAAGAAGTTGATGACATGCGTTTTGCTATCTTGGACAACAGCGACACTGCTAATCCTGACTATCATTACATACCCTTGATTTTTTTGGAAAGTTTCAACAGTCCAGCCCTGGTATTGCAGATCGGTGACTACACAATCAAGATGCCCATGGACTGGCGAATCCTGATTGGCGAGCCAGATTCTGGTGATCTTGAAGTCATACCACTTACCAGTATCAACGATCGAGGCTTTAAGGTATTTCAATTCAATCCGCTAAGTAGTTTTAGTCCAACTTTTCCTTCCATTGAAATTATAGATGTATATCACGATGTGGCTTGGTATAGTCCCAAACTAAAGAATGGACAAATGTTGGCAGTTCCTTTGAATGATGAACACAAGCCAGATTGTGTTTATTTTGTCAAAGACATCAGCCGCAACTGTGAAATTGTTGATTACTCAAAGGCCTGGTAATATGAAACAATACAAAGAAGACAGCGTAATCCCAAAAATGACAGCCAACATACCGGCTCCCAAAGACAAGAACATTGATCGTCGCATGCGAGAACTAGAAGACAAAATGCGCGATCAAGAGCAGCAACTGCACCGCATGCACAGAGATATTGTACGCTTACGCACAGCCATCAACGAGGTATCAGCCAGGATCAAGTTATGACACAGACAAGTGATAAGCTAAACATTGCTAACGAGATGAAACAATTTGATCTCAAAAATCGCAGATTCTACGATGAGCTTACCCCAGAAGAACGTAAAAAGTTTTCTAACTATCTCATGATCCGATGGGGCTCCAGTGTACAAGGTTCCAGAGAACTGCAGGAATACTATGTGCAGAGCTGCAATCACTACTTTAACAAAAATTTCTTTGCCATTGGTAAACATCCAAAACTACAATGGCTGTGTGCTACAGCAGTTAGTCCAGGTATGGGCATACACAAACATCAATGGATTAGTCTCAAGAAAAAACAAGCCAATTCTGGCACTATGCGAAAACAATTAGCAGAACTGTTTCCAAATATGAAAGATGACGAAATTGATCTGCTGGCAAAGATCACTACCAAGCAAGAACTCAACGACTACATTAGAGATCACGGCAACGAAGTTAATAAATGAAATTTGAATGCCAATACTGTAAGAAATCTTTTGCCAAAGAAACTACACTTGTGGTGCATGTCTGTGAACAAAAGAAACGATTCCAGAGTCAGCAAGAAACTGGAATCCAATTAGCCTTACGTGCGTATCAAAAGTTTTATGAAATGAGTCAAGGCACAGGCAAATCCAAGTCTTTTGATGACTTTGCTCGGAGTCCGTACTACCGTGCATTTGCTAAATTTGGCCAATACTGTGTTAGCATACGGGCTGTTAATATTCCTCGATTCACTGAATGGCTATTGAAAAATAATAAGAAGATAGACTATTGGTGTAGCGATAAAGTATATGGCGAGTTCCTGGAACAGTATCTTAGAATAGAAAGTCCCATGGATGCCTTACATAGATCAGTTGAACATGGTATTCGATGGGGTCACGAAACAGGCAATCCATCCAATGATTATTTGCGTTATGGCAACGACAATGCGCTATGCTATGCTATCACTACAGGCCGCATCAGTGCCTGGGTGTTATACAACTCAGACTCAGGACAGGGGTTTTTAGGAAGACTCGGCTCAGAACAAATTACCATGATTTGGTCCTATGTAGACGCAGACTTTTGGCAACAAAAATTTAGAGATTATCCAACAGATGTTGACTACATCAAAGACATACTTAAACAGGCAGGATGGTAATGAGCGCAGACATTGATATCGACATGCCAGACCGTGCGGCATTATTGAGATTAATCTCTCACACCGCCGCAAGACAAACAACAAATGGTCAAGTGCGACGACACAATTCTGGTGTGTATGTCACTGACATACCGTGTGATTCCATGAATGAATGCGCAGCCATTGACTACAAAGCAGCTGAACAGCGTGGCTACTTCAAAATAGACTTTTTGAATATGAGTGTGTATCAGTTGGTGCGCGATCTCGCACACTATGAACAAATGCTGGCAAAGACACCTGCATGGTCAAGACTATGGACTGATCCTGTTTGGGCTAGTCAGTTGGTTCACGTGGGCAATTATGTAGAGTTGTTGGCATCAATGCGTCCCGATTCCATTTCCAGAATGGCAGCATTTATATCAGTTATTCGCCCTGGCAAAGCTCACTTACAAAATCGTCCGTGGGCAGAAGTGTTTGAGTCTATATGGGACGGCGACGACTCGCGCGGATATACATTTAAGAAGAGTCATAGTTTGGGATACGCAACACTGGTTTCATTACACATGAACTTGCTAAATGAATAAATTAAAACGCATTTATACCAACGGTTGTTCTTTTACATACGACAACCACATTTATCACGATCTTAAAAGTCCAGCATACGGGGACATACTAGCGCAAAAACATAATGTTGATTATTTAAATATGGGGCTGCCAGGATCCTGTAATCGTCGCATTATACGTACCACGCTGAGAGATGTGATTGAAATAACCGACGATACTTTAGTTATAATTCAGCTCACAGTTTTGGAAAGAACTGAAAAATTTTTTACTCCGGGGCAAAATAATGAATGGAAACTGGATAATAAACAATCCTATCAAGAATATCACGAGTCAATCAAGGGTGATTCTCGAGAAAAAATCAATCAGGAATATTACAACACACATGTTAAATTTTTTGATGAACAGGCTGAAATAACCAATCTTGCAGCAGACTTATTAATGTTAACAGCATTTTTAAAAAACAAACACATACCGTATTACGTATTCAGCTATCAACCTCTGGTTTCTGAATCTACTGCTAAAAATATTTATAATGATCGCTTGCAAGTACAATTAAGAAAAGACAGCAGAGTAATGAATATTTTATCTGATAGTCTTGTAAATCAATTGAGCACAGGAAATTGGTTCTACGATGTAACAAATGGATTGTATGGTCATTTAAATCCAGCAGGTCATGCACAAGCAGCTGAAATTTTAAATAACCTTATTACAACACAATTCTTCGCACAAGTGTGATACTTTTGCGTTTGCTTTTTCTGCGAGTTAGGTCGTTCAAGCTACAGACAGGACCGCACAAGATGTTTAAATCTTTGTTGACAAATGTTTTACGATAATTCCTAAATGGTTCCCATTCGGTCTTTAAAAAGATATTAATGGGTACGGATCTATTGCTTTCCCACCACCAAACATTGCCCAATTCTAAAAACAGCAGTTTGAGATCTGTATCTTGTATGTGGCCAAAGTCGTAAATGGTAGTGATATTTTCGTCGCGATTTTGTACAACACCAACATATTCCACACCGGCATAGACACATAGTGACATAAAGGGATATTTCTCAGTAAGTTGTTGTATTATGTTTGTGCCCATAAATATCAAAGGAGATTTCTAATGTACGCGACCACTGCCTATTTATATCAACAAATTCAATCGGTTTTATTGATAGACATCAGTGGTGCATACTTTGACGCGAGGTGGGATCCAGTGTACTCAAAAAACTTAACTTTAAATCTAGGGGTCGACAATGTGATCCTGTTTCAGTTTCAGAATCAGGACCAGCGCCCGGTAAATATCTCTGGAGCTACTTTTACATTCCGTATCATAAGTCAGAATGGCCAGGATCTCTTGTTTGCCAAGGAGATGGTTGCTCTCAATGCTGCCACAGGTCGTGCCAAGGTCACGGTCACGTCTGAAGAAACACAACACTTTCAAGAACAACCTGCCAGCTACAGCATTGAAATATCATCTGGTGTGTTGGATCAAGCGGTGTTTACAGATGATCAAGCTGGCGCACGTGGGGTAATCAACCTGATAAATTCGGTATATCCTGCATTTACAGCCAGTCAACTGTTGACTGTGGGTAGTCAGGCACCGGTTGGTAATGTATACTATACCAGCACAGTGACCACAGATGGTGCGCCACTTACCACTTTTCAATTGGACACTGACAATGTAACTGGCAACATCACTGTACAAGGTGCAACAGCAGCCACTGCCAACACAGTAGAATGGTATGACGTGCCATTTGAAGACTTGTCAACAGGCAACACTATCAATCAATTAGATCTTACAGCCAGCACTGAACGACTGGGTATAAATGTAGCAGGATTTCATCCCTACATTAGATTAGAATTAAACTTCAGCACCGGCGAACTGACAGAAATACTTTATAGATGAAATTCAAAAAAATAGTGGGATTTGGAGACTCGTGGATGTGGGGGGACGAGTTATTTGACCCTGGGTTAACACACCTTGAAAAACCTCATCCTGTAATGGTGGAAAATACTCCATATAGAGAAGGTCACTGTTTCTTGGGGTTGTTGGGCAAACATTACAATGTTCCTACTGAAAATTTTGGTATCGCCGGCGGGAGTTTACAAAGTTCTTTATGGACTTACCTCTGGTGGTTAGAACACGAACAACTTGATCCACGTGAATGTTTGATCTTGGTTGGACATACTGAAGGCAATCGTGATAGTTTTTATAATCCACGGCATGTAAGTTATGCCAATGATCCACCGTGGAACAAATTTGTTCATAGTGCCTGGATACATGGCGGCGCAACCTGTTTTGATTCTGATTGGGTAACTATGGTAAAAGCAAATATGGTTTTGACAAATTGCAATGAATTAAGTAATCTTGCATATAGGCAATCTGTTTTATTTTTTGAAGGACAAAACTTTAAGTTTCAAAACAATGTAATACAGTTCACTACAATGGGTCCGTCCATTCCCATCAATGCTAAAGGATTACTATGGCCGGAACATGGTCTAGTGTCATTCGTTAAGGATAATCCTGAATTGTTAGCACCAAACAAGCATCCTAATGAACGCGGCCATGAAGTTATCCGCGATCACTTGATTCCTGAGATAGAACGTGTTATACTAGCTTGATGCTAGATATTGTTCAATACCTTCCCGGCAAACGTAAACAAGCAGGTTCGGGCTGGATAAGTGTAAACGGTCCTTGCTGTGTTCATAATGGCGAAAGTCAGGACCGGCGCCAACGCGGCGGCCTACTTAGTAGTCCCGACGGTTGGAGTTGGCATTGTTTCAATTGCAATTTTACAGCCAGCTTTATCTTGGGACGCAATCTTAGCTTCAAGGCCCGTAAACTATTGACCTGGTTAAACGTGCCACAGGAAGAAATAGAGCGAGTCAACTTAGAAAGCTTGAAGTATCGTAGCATCACAGGTTTGTTAGATGATAGACAACGAACTGCTGCTGTGATACAGAACATCCAGTTTGAAGAACGCGACATAGGCGGAGTTGAGTTTGTAACAGCCCGCCATACAGAAGTTTGGAAATACCTGCGACACAGGCATGCACCCTTGGATTATCCTTTTATGGTCAGTGCAACCCTGAATTCGCGACCTGGTGTGATCATACCATTCACATACGATAACACAGTGGTAGGCTGTACAACCAGATTTTTAGATGAGCGTAAACCTGTGTGGGTAAACGACTTCCAACCTGGTTATGTATTTGGTACAGACCTGCAGAGAGCAGAGTGGCAGCATGTAATTGTAACTGAAGGTATATTTGACGCACTTAGCATTAGCGGGCTTGCACTCATGCACAACACAGTGAGCGATGCACAAGCCAGGCTGATACGCAACTTAGGGAAAGAAATAACAGTGGTGCCAGATCAAGACCGCGCCGGTATGGAACTTGTTGATCGTGCTATGGATCTAGGCTGGGCTGTAAGTATGCCTGCTTGGGAAGGGTGTAAAGATGTAAACGATGCTGTAATCAAATACGGTAAGTTAGGAACTTTGCTAACTATAATGCAGGCAAGAGAAACAATCAAAATTAAAATAGAACTAAGGAAACGCCAGATTGTCAAACAATTCTAATTGGTGCCCGGAAATTTATCGTAATGTGTTTATTGACAGATTTAATAATGATCACGTATATGTGGCACCGTGCTGTCAGGCCAAGGGTAAAAAAGAACTGGTAGATAAATTTAATTTTTATAGCAGCGCAACCTTAACTGATATGCGTAAACAATTTGATGCCGGCGAATTTCCTACGGAATGTAATCGTTGTTGGCAAGTAGAAAAAAATGGACACAAGAGTCGCAGACACAGTGCCATTGAGTTTTTTAATTTGCCAACAGAAGATCGGACTGTTGTTTTTGAAGGGCTTGATTATAGTGGTACGTGGGCATGTAATCTTGCTTGTATCATGTGCTCTCCTAATTACAGCAGTACCTGGGCAGCAGAACTATCATTGCCCAAGGCAGATCTGGTCCAGATTGGAAGACTGTTTCAAAAATCCAACAACTTCTTAGAGACAGTCGATGTACGGTCATTAAAAAAGTTGCATTTCAACGGCGGAGAACCTTTATTAAATAACGATCACCTGGCTTTGTTAGAAAAATTAAAGGATCAAGACGTATTAAAAAATGTTTTTATCAGTTATAATACAAATGCTACAATTGCACCTTCTGCTCGTTTAGTTGAATTATGGCGTCAATCTCGATTAGTTAAGATTTTTTTTAGCATAGATGCAACTGACACAGCCTTTGAATACATCAGATGGCCGGCTAACTGGAATCAAGTACAAGATAACATGCTGGAGTTAAAACACAATTTGCCCGGTAATGTCATGTTTGGTATAAATTCTACAGTGGGTTGTTACAACGTGTTTGAAATCAAACATGTGTGGGAATGGTTCTTGAAAAATATTAGAACCAACAACTCGGGCGACAAATCTGATTTTTGTTGGCAAATGGCCAATAATTACAATATAAGTGATCTGTCTGATGTTGCTAGACAAGCAGCAATCGACTATATAGGAGTCATTCCAGAGCTACAGGGGATAGTTTCATTTCTGCATGCATCTGCTGATAGTTTACAATCTGATCATTGGATTACACAATTAAATGAACTTGATGTCCGACGAGGCAACAATTGGCGTAATAGTTTACATGTTGCACAATACTATTAGGGAATTATTTTGTTAAAAAATTATGGAATTGATGTACAACAGCTTTTCTTGGAAATGATGATGCAAGATGCATCCAGTTATGTGCGTGTGCAGAACATTTACAATCCAGAAAACTTTGATCGTACTTTAAGACCGGCTGCTGAGTTCATTATGACACATTGTAATGATCACAAGACCATGCCGGATCGTACACAAATTAAAGCAACCACAGGAATAACCCTACAAGAAATACCAGACCTAAACGAAGGACACTTTGATTGGTTCCTGGAAGAGTTTGAAGGGTTTACACGCAGGCAAGAACTGGAACGTGCAATTTTAAAGTCAGC